CTTTAAATGTTTAGTAAGGCGTTCTCATTATACTCATAATCTTAAAGATGAAAATACCTATGATAATGCTTATGTCTTTGGTATTCAATCTATTACAGGTAAGATATTAACATTTCATATAATGACTGATTTTGGAATGGTAAGGTCTAGAGTTCCCATCTCAGAATTATTTATTAAACCTCCTACAAAAGACATTCCTTTTTATTATAAACAACTATGGGATTGTTTTAGTGAAAATGTTACTGTAAAAAAATATTCATTTTTATTAGAAAAAAAATGTCAAGTTGCTTTAAGAGATAAAACTAAAATTTGGGCAACTTATCTTTTTACCGTAGATTGGTATGATAATCCATATTCAGATGAACCAACTGACTATAAAGCAGGACATGTATTAATAGCTGATGATGGTTATCTTTTATGTATGCCTAATAACAGAATATATTGGAGAGATTCAAATTGGGTTACAACTGACTTTCCATTAAATGTAAAAGATATAAAAGTAGATAAATATTTACCCTCAGTAGAATCTGTTGCAGATAAATGGATTACAGAAGATACAGATTCATATTATTATGACATTAACAAGACCCTATAAAGATCTAGAAGTTACAGACGAATACATTATTAGGGAATTTGATGATAACATTGACCCTATAGAATTAATGTGGCACAGGGATGATGAAGATAGAGTAGTTGAAATTATAGAACCAGGTAAAGACTGGAAATTTCAATTTGAAAATGAATTACCTTGGGATTTGGAACCACAAATGTCAATATGTATATTAAGACATGAATGGCATCGTGTTATAAAAGGAACAGGAACATTAAAATTAAAAATATATAAATCATGATTTTAACAGAAGAAATATTATTACTTCAAAAGCGTGCTGGTATTATTACTGAAGCTGAATATAAAGAAAAATTATCTGAAGTTGAAGCTGAAGATTCTAACATTGATGATGCTATTAAAGGTGGAGCTAGTCAATTAGATGATTTAAGTTCTCTTAAAGAAGGAGAATGTGAATCAGCAATGGCTGTAGAAGGAGAATTATTAAATGAATCAATAACCGGTTTAATAGTTGGAGGATTATTAGCCACTCCAAAACTTATGGAATGGTTAGGAAAAGGAATTAATTGGATAGCTAAAAAATTAGCAGGAAAAGATGAAAATAAAATCGCTAATTGGTTTATAAAATATGGTCATAAATGGGAAAAACTATATATTAAAGCTATTATAGGAGCTATTAAATTAACAGGATTTGCATCTAAAATTTGGAAAAAACCAGATGGTGAAATAGATGAACAAAAATTAGTAACTACTGCTCAAGTATTATATGTAGTTATATTAGCAGTAGCTGCTGGGGCTGCTGTAAAAACAGTACTAGGACCTAATTCTGCTATAATTAAAGCTTTAGAAGGTACTTTTGGTAGTGTTAAAGTAAGCGAAATAGTTGGTTTCTTAGGAAAAATAAAAAGTCAAACTAAAGTTGCTTAATTTATAGACGGATTCATAGCCCGTCGCTTACAAAAAATTTTTAGAGAGCTGTGGCCTCAGTTTTGAGACCACAGCTTTTTTTATTATATTAATATGTTAAATATATGGCAAAGAAAATCGTAATTGTAGGAGCAGGTGTAGCAGGTGTTAATGCTGCTACTAAATTAGTTGACAACGGTTATCCTGGAAACCAAATCACTATTATTGATATGGGTAATGATCCATACAATAGAAAACCAGAAGAAGTAATGACTGGGTTTTTAGGTGCTGGAGGTTGGTCAGATGGTAAATTAACTTACCATACAGCAATTGGAGGTCAACTTTCAAAGTATGTTGGTGAAGAAAAAGCAATGGCTTTAATGGATCAAGTTATTAATAACTTTAAACGTTTTCATCCTAAACCAGAAGAAGTACAATGTTCAAATCCAGTTGAAGAACCAGAATTTATTAAACCATATTTTGGATTACGATTATTTCCTGTATGGCATGTTGGTACTGATTACTTGCATGAAATTGGTAAAAATTGGTATGATTATTTAGTATCTAAAGGTGTACAATTCATTTGGAAAGAACGAGTATTTAAAGTTGATTTTGAATCTCATTTAGTTTACCACACTATTAAAGGTAAAGAAGGACAATATGCTTTAGAATATGACCAATTAATTTTTGGAGTAGGCAAATCAGGTATTGATTTTGCTCAACATGTTCAGGATGAATATCAGTTAGAAACAGAACCTAAATCTGTACAAATTGGAGTTCGATTTGAAGCACCACAAAAACACTTCCAGGATTTGATTGACATTAGTTATGATTTTAAATTATATCGTAAATTTGAAGATAAAGGTGTTTCACTTCGTTCATTCTGTACAAATAATAATGCCGCTTATGTTGCTGTAGAAGATACTTATGGTAATCATAGTTACAATGGTCATGCTAAAAAAGATCCTAAATATAGAAATGACATGACTAACTTTGGTATTTTGATGGAAATTAATGGAATTTCAAATCCATTTGAATGGTCAAGAGAGGTTGTTAGTAAATTACAATTTGATGGTACTGGTTTATATTACTCACCTACTCGTATTCCATCAACAACATCTGAGGGTGAAAAAGTTACTACATTTCAAATTAATACTTTAAAAGGTGTTAAAGAAATTATGGGTGGATATTGGAATTATATAGAGGATTTTATTGAGGATATGAAAAAAGTATTCCCAACACTTGGAGATGATTGGGGTGTTTATATTCCTGAAGTAAAATATTTGTCTCCTGAACCATTAGTTTATCATAGTGACTTAGCTCTTATTGAATATCCAGATGTACATTTTGTAGGTGATGCTTTATCAGCTCGAGGTATTACAGTTTCAGGTGCACAAGGTATTTTATCAGTAGGAAAATTAATAAGCAAAGAATGTCCTTGGGATAATATTCAAGGTGATATCATTAATTGGAGATAATGTTTGGCTTTTTGTAAAAAATATGTTATATTAACAGCATGAATGATAAGAATAGATTTCAACCAAGTAAAAAATTAACTAAAGCAGATGGTACTGTAGCATATGTTTGGGAAGGTAAATTACATAATTGGGAAGGTCCTGCTTTAATACCTGAAGGCGATAACCGTAAACGTGAATATCATATTCATGGAATTAAGTATACTGAAGATGGTTGGAAAGAAGCTCGTCGTAATCGTGAAGGTTTACCTTGGTATAAAACAGCAATGGGTCAAGCAGGTCAAAATAGAAACTAATATGAAGATAGGTTTATGTGGAACAATGAGTGTAGGTAAAACTACATTGGTAAATGCTTTAAAAGAATTACCTGAATTTGCAGATTATAATTTTGCAACTGAACGTTCAAAATACTTACGTGATTTAGGTATTCCATTGAATACTGATTCTACATTAAAAGGTCAATTTGTATTTTTAGCTGAACGTTGTGCTGAATTGATGAATGAAAACATTATTACAGATAGAACAGTAATTGATGTTATGGCATTTACTAAAGCAGCTAAGTCAATTGAATACTATGAAGCTGAAGCATTTTGTGATGCTGCTTATAAGTTAGTTGAAGAATATGACTATGTGTTTTATGTTTCTCCTGAAGGTGTAGATATGGAAGATAATGGTGTTCGTGAAACTGATTTAAAATATAGAGAAACTATTGATAATATAATTAAATTATTATTGTATAGGAGTAATCATAAAATTAAAAATCTAGTTGAACTATCAGGTAGTACTGAAGAACGTATTATAAAAATGAAAGAAACAATTTTTGGTTAATATTTATGGGTATGAAATTATCTGAATTAAAAAAGCAAATCAAAGATAACATATACGAACTTTTATCAGAAGAACCAGTAGAAGAAGGTACTTATGTAGGTGCTGGTGCAACTGTTGCTTTGCAAAAAGATCCTAAATTCGCAGCTGCTAAAGATAAAGCCACTGCTTTAAATACTTTAAAAGCAGGAGGTAGTGTTACTTTAGAAGAAGAAGAAGATGATAAAGAACCTACTAAAGCTGAACTTGAAAAAGAAAAAGTAAAAGGTGCTCCTTCTAAGTTTAAAGTCCCAACAGACCAATTTGAAGACTTTAAAGACAAGTTAAAAACTTTAGTTAAAAAAGTAAAAGATATGGAAAAAGGAGCCGAGCGTGATAAAAAAATGGCTGCTTTGAAACAATTTATTAAGAAACCAGAATTAATTAAAGCGTTTAAAGAAAGAGACGTTAAAATTGATACCGGTGGATTAATCGGATAATATGAAAAACTTTTTATTAACACTAGTTGCGGTTGTTTTAATAGGCATTATAGTCTATGGGTTATTTAATTACAAACAAAGCTATTCTTCAGATAAAGATAAACAATATCAAAGAACTATAGATTCTTTAGCAATTGAAATTGGAAAAAAAGATTCAACTATTTCAACTTTAGATTCTACTAGAGCTATTTTAGATTCTTTAATTTTAGTTAATAAAAATAAATTAAAAGAAACTGCTAAAGAAGCAGCTAAATATAAACAAGAATATGAAAAAGAACGCGACCGCCTTAATAATATGTCTGATGATGATATCATCAGCACTTTCACAACAGCGTTTAAGTGATTCAACTGTAATAGTTCCTATTAAATCCTTAAAAAATGCTTTATTGGTAAAAGCTGATAGAGATAATCTTAAAAAAGAATTAAAAGTATCTCGTGACTCTATCACTACAATGGGTACAGTAATTCATTTTCAAGACAGTGCTTTGTTTGTATGTGATACTACTAGAACTGTTTTAGAAAGTAAAATAGGAGATTTAAAAGGTACTATCAAAGCTAAAGACGGACAAATTGAAGAAAGAAATAAAAAAATATCTGATCTTGAAGGCAAACTTAAAAAAGTAGTTGTTGCTTTAGCATTAGCAAGTATAGGTTTTGTTTTAGCTATTTTATGAGTGAAAATGTAAATTTAAAAGAAGTTATAAGGCAGGAGTACATCAAGTGCTTAAATGATCCTGCCCACTTTATGAGGAAATACTGCCACATCCAACATCCTCAACGTGGTAGAGTATTATTTAATTTATATCCTTTCCAAGATAAAGTATTACATTTATTTAGAGATAATCCATACTCAATTGTATTAAAATCAAGACAGTTAGGTATCTCAACTTTAGCTGCTGGTTATTCTTTATGGTTAATGTTATTCCATAAAGATAAAAACGTACTTTGTATTGCGACTAAGCAGGAAACTGCTAAAAACATGGTTACAAAGGTTAAGTTTATGTTTGATAATTTACCTTCATGGCTTAAAATACCAGCAGATGAACACAACAAATTAACACTTAGATTAAATAATGGTTCACAAATTAAAGCTACTTCAGCATCAAGTGATGCAGGTCGATCAGAAGCAGTATCTTTGCTAATTGTCGATGAAGCCGCGTTT